GATGATGCTATTATGAATAGTGGTGTTGTACCCGCATCTGACGGTACATAAAAGCTCTCGTTTATTACTGAAACTTCTACTCCTGGTGATGTTAATGCCATTTTTCGTATTCTCCTTGCAAGTTACATGTATACTAGAGTTATTTATTCAATCATACGGTTTTGTTGACATAATTTACCGTTTTCGAGGTGCCTATATAGGTGACGTAAATACACACATGCAGTACAAGTACAGACCGTTGTGTAAGGAGTGTAAGACCAAGCCCAGGGCATATGCCTATAAAAGATATGACCGAATATATTGGCGTAGCCAGTGTGACACTTGCATCCGTAAAAAGGCAGGCAAGCGTGTTGGTGGTGTGACTGCGTTGCAACGTTCGGGATACGAGAAACACCGGAAGTGTGAACTGTGTGGATTCAAGTCACAGAACAAGTCTCAACTGGATGTGTTGTTCGTGGATGGGAATCTGAGGAATACTAATGCTGTTAATCTAAAAACTGTTTGTGCCAATTGCCAACGTCTGGGTAGCACCCGTAGGCTCGGCTGGCGTGTGGGTGATCTTGTCGCTGACGATTAGGTCGTCAATTTTTTGGTGTAACTCTTCTAAAGTACCGTCGTTGGTGATCAGGTGATCGTACTCTGATTTCGCCCATGCGTATTCGGATGAATGTACATTTTTAGGTACGATGTTTCCTTCCACGTAATCCGTGAACCAATCAGGATCCTGCCCCCTCTTCACGAGCAGTATCGTTCCGCCCATTTCTCGTATTGTTGTTATCTCGTTCTCAAATCTCGTGTCCGCGATCACTGTGGGTTTGCCGTCATACCTGGCCATGCAACTGTCAACCCATATAGCATCATGCATGCCTTGGCGCATGACTTCAGTGCCAAAGTGTTGTAGCACCCAACGTGGGGTGACATCCTTGCCAAAACGTTTGCTCCAGAACGCATCGGGTTTCTCCCTCCATGCCCTGCTCTCATCGGTCTTGCCTTCCAGCATCTCCCTGTCCCAGTTGAACATGGAACCGACCGCGTCCTTTAAACTTTTTGCGAATGAATCTTTTCTGAATTTGTGTTTGTGTTCCAGCCTGTCTGCGACTGTGCCTTTACCAGAACCTATCAAACCTACCACGCCTATCAACATAGTACTATTATACTATTTTTTCAAGCGTTTTTCAATCTCTTTTTTGACGTCGTGTATCTGCGTTAATACCAGTCTACGCATACTCAGTTTCTTTTCTTTCAGGGCATGTATGGACATGTTCTCTAGGTCATCGACCATGTCCGCCAATTCCTCTAGTGTGCATTTTGCAAGTTTTTTATATCTGGAATCTATCATGATACTTGTATTTAAAATAATTTTTGGTAAAGGAATATGGTACTAGAAGTTAACCAATAACAAAACTGTGTGGTGTGCCACCTTCTTGGAAGTTGCCTATCTCGGATTCTAATCTTTCCATCTCGGTATTACCTTCGCTCTTCAATGCATCACCGTTCAGTGTGGTGCCACCTTGTGGTCCTGCTATTGTGTTGAACTTGCCTCTTGCCTCACCTAACATGACTTTGGACACTGCAAGTGTGTAATCCCTGATCCATGGTTTTGAATAGATGTCCTTGAACAGTGTTATGTCTGGTCTGAAGTTGTCAGTGTGCATGAGCACTGTTTCATTGTCTGCTCTTGGTCTCTGTGTGATTGTTAATTTTTTAGTCGCGACATCAAAATGGAACTGTATGAAACTCCCGAACATTTTACCTACCATTTCTTGGTATGATGCGAATGCGTAGTAAGTGGCCAGACCACCGGTCGCACCTGCTCTCAAAAGGTATGTGTTTGTGTAGGCCAGATTGAATGGTTCAAACAATGTTCCACCTTCCCCGCCCTCGGATCTTGATCCAACTGTTCTCCTGTTTAGGTTCCTAACATTTATAACTTCATCTGGTAGGATATAACTGTTTTGATTTTCTTTTAATTCTAAGAATGAGTATGATTCTTCCACTGCGTTTGAAGATCGTTGTCTGAATTTGTTAACTGCTCGTTCCAGCGCCGTTTGATAGTGTTTTGGGTCTAATTCAACGTCTATCATACCATCACCTAGATTGGTTTTGACGTAATCAAATATTTCCTGTTGTCCTGTTTGTAGTTCTGACATGTACATATTTATAGTCGTTGTGCATTCAATAAATATGTATGATATGCCAAGATTATCCATTTTCAAGCCTGAAAAGGGCAATGACTACAAGTTCTTCGATCGTAACATCAAGGAGATGTTCCAGGTGGGAGGAACGGACTTACACTTCCACAAATACCTAGGACCATATGATCAGGGAGAGACAAACAAGGACGGGGCGGCCAGCCCCACACAACCACAGTATTCCGGAGACACATTAAACGAAAGGACCATCCAGGATCTATTATTCCTAGAGAACAGGGACAGGAAATACGACGACGACGTGTACGTTGTGAGGGGGATCTACAATGTGCAAGATGCGGACTTCAACCTATCACAGTTTGGCATGTTCCTACAGAACGACACGCTATTTTTAACTGTGCATTTGAACGACATAGTTGAAAGACTGGGCAGGAAACCCATGTCAGGTGATGTCATAGAATTCCCACACATGAAGGAAGACTACTCGCTGGACGAGAGCATACCGATCGCATTGAAAAGATACTACGTTGTCGAGGATGTTAACAGGGCGGCGGAAGGTTTCTCACAGACATGGTGGCCACACCTGTTGAGATTGAAGATGAAGACCATGGTAGACTCACAGGAGTTCAAAGACATCATCGGCGATGCAACAGCGACTGGTTCCATTGCCAGTTACATGAGTACATACAACAGAGAGAAATCAATCAACGAGCAGGTTGTCGCACAGGCAGAATTAGATTCGCCAAAAGCCGGATTCAACTACAAACAGTACTATGTTGCACCCATCGATGAACGAGGAAACATCAGGACAGAGAATGTCAACACCGAATCACAAAGAGCGAGTAGCAGTAATACAGTAAATGCAACAATAGACACACCGGCGAGTTCCCACTATGGTTTCTACCTGGATGGTGACGGAGTTGCTCCTAATGGTGCCCCGGCCGGGTTTGGAATATCATTTCCAACATCGGGTGTTGATAAGGGTGATTATTTCTTGAGGACAGATTACCTGCCTAATAGATTGTTCCGTAATGACGGAGCCAGATGGGTCAAAATTGAAGACTCGGTAAGAATAACTACTACTAACAACGATTCAAGAGCAAACTTCAAAACTAGTTTTGTTAACAATTCAACGGAATCAACCATAAACGGATTAACTGTTAAACAGAGACAATCATTGACCGATGCTCTAAAACCAAAGGCTGACAATTAAGAATGTTGCATTTTTATGAAGGACAAGTTAGGAAATTTCTTACTCAATTCATCAGGATTTTGAGTAACTTCTCTGTGGAAACGGGCAAGGGCGCCGACGGTTCGGTACAACTAAGGGCAGTGCCTGTGGTTTACGGAGATCCGACCAGACAGGTGGCGAACATTTTGAGAAACAACAGTGAGAACACTTTACAGTACGCACCGAGGATCGCGGCCTACGTCAGGGAATTGAACTATGACAGGGAAAGGATGCAGAATCCTTACCACATAGAGAAACAACATCTCAGGGAAAGAGACGTGGACGCTGACGGGAACTACACCAACCAGATGGGTGCAGGATACACCGTGGAGAAAGTGATGCCATCGCCGTTCAGACTAGAAGTGTCTGCCGACATATGGACAACGAACACAGATCAGAAACTACAGATAATGGAACAGATTTTATATCTTTTCAATCCGGACTTTGAGATACAGAAAACAGACAACTACATAGATTGGACCTCGTTGAGTTACGTCGAACTTACGGGCACGACATTCAGTTCGAGGACCATCCCAGTTGGTGCAGATTCGGAGATAGACATCGCCACGCTCACATTCAGCATGCCAATATGGATATCACCACCGGTCAAGGTCAAGAAACTGGGTGTGGTACAGAAGATCATAATGAGCATATACGACGACGACGGCGGGATTGCCAAAGGATTGATAGATGGAGAATTAACGTCAAGAAGTTACATAACTCCAAACAACTTTGGTCTGTTAGTGACTGGTAACCAATTGAGATTATTAGGATCAACAGGTACAAATGTCAAATCAGGTGGTGATGGATTTTACACGGGCGGCAATGCTCCCTCTAGCCTTGATCCTTTTGACACGTTTGGTCCAGCAGTCAACTGGAAGATACTGTTAGATCAGTATGGCAAAGTAACGAATGGCACATCACAGATAAGATTGACACAACCAAACGGAAACGAGATCATAGGTACCGTCGCAACAACCACACTGGATGACACGATTTTATTGTACACAATTGACGGCGACACGATACCAAGCAACTCACTGACTGCGGTCAAGAAGATCATCAATCCAGCAACGTTCGACCCAGGCACACCTGCTAACGGTGACAGATATTTGGTCATAAATGACGTGGGAGACAGCACGGCAAGTTTCCAAAGTGCCACTTGGGGTACACTCGTGGCCAGCGTTGGTGACATCATAGAATACAACAGTTCAACATCAAAATGGAACATAGCCTTTGACGCTTCAAATCCGGACAGCACACAGCACTACGTTACCAACCTAAACACGGGCATACAGTACAGATTCAACGGCACGGAGTGGGTCAAATCATATGAGGGTGTTTACACACAGGGTAATTGGAGTATCGTACTGGATGGCGGGGCAGATCCAGGGTACAACTCATCAATTGACGCTACCACCCCATAGTTGTTATAATATAGCATGAAAGAAAACATAGTTTGTTCAGGTGCACTGTTCTACGCGACCGGCACCAAACGTTTCCTGTTCCTACAGAGGACCGACCGGAAGACACAGGGCATGTGGGGATTGGTTGGCGGACAGGCCAAGTTCACAGAAAGTGCCTTCGAGGGTCTCAAGCGTGAGATAGAGGAAGAGACGGGCGGTCTACCTAAATTTAAAAAAGTGATACCACTGGAGATGTTCACTTCCAATGATCAGAAGTTCTTCTTCCACACGTATCTCATTGCCATTGATGCGGAATTCATACCCAAGTTAAATGCGGAACATTCAGGATACTGTTGGTGTGCGTTTGAATGTTGGCCCAAGAACCTACACATGGGTCTTAAAAACACACTGAATAATAAAAGTATAAAAGGTAAGTTACAGACTATACTAGATCTTATAGTCTAACCAGCACTGATTTTCAAAGTACCACTACTGTTCCACAGTTGTCCTGCAACACTGGGATCACTTGTTGGAAGATTTGTCATCATCACTACCGCATTCGAGAATGTTTTTGCACCTGATATTGTTTGTGTTGTAGACACCAGTACCGTGTCTGCCGTGGACGCACCCGCTGATCCCCTCAGCATGTGTACCCTGTAACCGTTCACTGTGGTGCTCGCACCCGATGTGGATGCCGCTTTTACTGTGACTGTTGACCCTGACTGTGAGGCAGAGAATGTTAATTGATCTGTGCCTTTTGTGGAGATCGTTGGACCTACTGAAATGTATGCGTCATCGTTTGAGACCACCATTACCTCAGTGGCACTGGCCGCACCTTCTGTGTCATTGTAACCTGTGAACACATAGAACGCACCCGTGTATGCTGAATTGACAAACGAGTCTACCGTCGTGGCTGTTGAACTCACTGTTGTCGCCGCAACAACGTTCACGTTATCTCCTGAAGATCCTGATTCGTCGTCTGCTAACAATATCCTGTATGATGTGACTCTCAAGTTTGGTTCGTTACCCTGAGCACTGACAACAACGTTATCGCCGTCTACTGCCGCGGTCAAACTTACTAGATCATTTGATCCTGTGTTGGTCACTCCGTATGCTGTGACGAATGCCGTCGTGCCGTCATGTACGACCAGTGCTTCCATGTTTGTGACTTCTGTCTTTGATGCGTTGTTGACAGAAATGTAGTACTTGGCTCCCCTGTATGATCCCTTTGCCCAACTGTCTATGCTCTCAGAGGCAGAATCAACATCTGTGTTGATCACCGTTGTTACACTACCTGTGGTACCTGCCGTGGTGTTGTCACCCAGTGCTATCCTGTAGAATGACACAGAGTTTACAACACTCGTACCTGTCGCCTTCAATCTTGTATTACCACCCGTTACGTCAGCATCTACTGTTATGAAACTGTTTGTGGCATCACTTCTCGTAACTTGCGATGTTGAAACGACAGCGGCCGAATTGTTGTGTGCTAAACTGTATTTCGCTGTGGACACTTGGTCATTGATCTCGTCTCTGGTCACTGCCAGGTACCAGGCACTGTCAAAACTACCGGTCGTGAATTGGTTGACTATTTTCTCTGTGGTGCTTATTGCTGTACTGCTACCAGTTAGTGTGTCGTCAGTGTTCTCTGCCGTTGAACTTGTGGCACCCAGTTGTGCCCATCCACCTGCTGTGGTGTAGCCCTCGATGGCGTCCGTGCTTGAGTTGTACCTGATCTCGCCAGTCGATCCTGACGGCCTCTGTGCAGTCGTACCAACGGGTAGCCTTATGGAATTCGTGGCCGCGGATGCATCCAGTGTGATGGATGCGTTCATCGTTATTATGGTAGTACCGTCTGCGGCAACAGTTACGGCACCCGTGCCCGAGTCGGTGACTGTTACGTTTGAATTTCCTTCTGTTATGGATGATGTTGATATCTGATCAACATATGTCTTGATGGCTTTTGCAGATGCAATAGTGTTGTCTGAACCAGAAACGCTTGATAGGTCAGTGTCCAACACGCCCGATGCCAGGTCGGCGACTTCTATGTTTGATATTGAGTTACCTGATCCGTTTGCGTCAAGTGTCTTGTTTGTTAGGGTATCAGTTGAAGATGCAGTTATGTAACTGCTGAGATTGGGCCCTGTGATTGTGAGTGTGTCTCCGGATACCGCCGTGGTGATGTTGGCGCCGCCCGCTATCTTGAATGTCTCACCCGTTCCTAATGTGGCACCCGTTGAATCATCGCCGACCAACTGTATGTTGGTGTCAACATTTATGCCCGTTAAGTTGGATCCATCCCCAGCGAATGATGTGGCTGTGATCGTTCCGTTTACTTGTAGTGCTGTTGTGGGTTCTGAAGTACCAATACCCACACGACTGTTCGTAACGTCGAGATACAGTAGGTTTGTTTCAAATGCCAGGTCCGTACCATTCCTAGTCAAGTTTGACTTCAGTACTGACCCAGATATACGACCTATGGCCATACCGGGTACTCCTTATAATAATGTTAGCACAGCATATGCCGCACACAGCCTCGTTATCATTGCCGGCTGACAGCAGTACAGGTATTTATGAGCCTAAAAAAAAAGGCCCCATATTGCTACAGGGCCTTTGAATCTACTAAAAAGTAAAATTATTTATTAGTGACTAACTCTAACCGCCGCTAATACTGAACCTTGTCCCAGTTCTGTTCTACCAGTTAACGCTCTACCAATCACGTTGAATGCCGTGCATTCTGATTTGATTGCCGCTCTTGCGTATCCAGGAACTGATGCAGAGATAAGTCTGTCACCTTTGTTCACTGTACCGATAACTTTGACGTTCACCCTACCCGTCATTGCGATGTATGGGTGTGTGTCGTCGTTACCTGCTCCGCCGTTCATTTTGAAAGCCGCTTGTGATAGGCTAGAAATAACACCAAACACTTCGTCTGATCCTTCTTCGTTCACTTGCGTGATCTCTGCCGCACCACCTAGTGCAACAACTGTTCCTGGAGTGTATGCTGAGTCAGATGCGAATCTTTCCGCAACGTCAGAATACTCCGCCGCTGTTGCTGTACCTGTCAAGTCACCTACAAACGTTGTTGACGTGATGCTCGTTGCACCCGTGACCACCCCTGCGTCGACCACTATCGCACCATCTAGTACGATCCGTTGTCCAGCTAGTGGTGTTATTAACAAGTCAGTGCCTGCAGTTGAACTTAAGGTGTTTCCATTTAGATTAAGGTTGTCCACCTGTAGTGCAGTGAGTGTACCGACACTGGTGATGCTCGTTTGTGC